ATTGCTAATTCTTTTTTAAAGTATTTGATAAAACTATCAATAGTTGTATCTAAATCTCTTAATGTTTTTAAATCAACACCTTGATTGTCCAAATATTCATAGTATGCCTCAACGAAAGCAATGAATGTTGGGTAATCAGACCTGACAAAGTCAGGTAACTGATTTGGTACCAGAGAAGAAGTATTAATTCGCATTATGGTCTAATTGGAGTAAATGTATAGTTAAATCCAGCAGCAAGATCGCCTGCTGCAGCTCTATCTTGAACTACATTTACTGTTAGATGATCCCGAGCAATTTCAGCAACTTGATGTAATGCTGAAACAACATCATTCGCTTGTGGCTTCATCGATATTTCGAAATCAATATCAGCTAAATCTGTTATATGTAAATTACTAATTTCTATATAACCTCTGTCATAATCAACAAACCCAATTGCTGGATTTACAATAAACTTTTGGAAATTTGTATCTAGTGTATACAATCTCATCAATCCTTGACCATCATCGTCAATGTAGTGTACTACATCGCTGTCCTTAATAAAGAATCCAGTCGAATAGATAGCACCTTCGGCAATACCTGAATTGTATAGTGGATTGATAACATTAAGAACATACTGAGCAGAAACATTGTACTTAACAATTAATTTTCTGCGAAGAAGAACTGTCATTGTTGTACTAACTATTGACGGATCTGAAGAATCAATCAATCGACTGAGTTTAGACTGTCTAAACACACCTTCAAATTTTCTTAGATCGTTATCGTCGTAATCAAATACTGTATTAGTGATAATTGTTTTTAATTCACTCTCAGTTTTGGTCGACTCCATAGGATTATAGTATGATGTAATATTCAAAGAAATTTCAATATACTCTGGATCTACTATTTCTGGTGTAACTGACACCATATTCTTACTTTGTAGAATAGTATTTAAAATATAAGTTTTCTGTAGATTAGTTAATTTTGTTGCATCTATTGGGCGAACACAAATATATACTTTACCGTATGTTGCTGGAATATTATTTTCCCCACCCCAAACTGACACAGAGTTAGACTCTGGGAAGTTTGCTAAAATTAATGCTTTATAATCTTCAGGTGTTACCGCACGATTTTGTGCAGCATACATTCTTGGAGCGTTATACTTAATGCTGTCGATATCTTCTGCTGGTGCGCCACCAGTCGCAATAGTTTTACCCGATACAGATATGCTACCACCAAGAAGTGGAGTTCCATTATAGTTAAACAATCTTGCTCCGTTTGCTCCATCTAATCCTGAAACAAAGTAATCAATGATAACAATATTTCCTGGACTTAATGCTTTACCTAAAATATCGTCGCCGAAAGTTATCTCGTGCAATCCACCCTCAACTTCTTTAATGAAGAATGCTTTGGTAGTTGCGGTTAAACCACTAACAATATTATTCACATAAGTGTATGTTGAAAAATTTGCAGAGGAAACGGATTCTTGAACAGTTACACGGATTGTTGATACATCAACATTTGGATTAGGAATAATGTATTTTGTTCCAGAACCAACAGTATATTTAAACTGTAAAGGTGTTCCTTCAACTAATTCAACACCTGAAAAAATGTAACCATTAACTCCATTGCTGGTTGTATACGATCCAAGATTAAAGAATGTATAATTAATTCCATCTAATGTTGTTTCGAATGATTGGTATGCTGGTAAAGTTGCAACAGTTGGAGTTGATGTTGGATTTACAATTCTAACATCAACAATGGCTCTGGCGCAACGAGCAGATCTAGGAACATAGCCAAGCGATTTAGCGAGAGATACTACGCTGGCTCTTTTACTTGCAGAATCCAAAAATGATTCATTAACAGCAAGGTTTGTATATAGATTATTATAATGAGTATTATAAGCAAGAACATCTAACAGAACTGATAATCCTGATCCATCAAAATCGTAGTCTTTAAACTGATCTTGCCCTCTAAGGAACTCTTTTAAGTTGTCTTTAATTTGATCGAAATCTAATTCCGATACATCTATTCTTCTATTTGTTTGTGCCATTATCGTGTTCTCTCTAACACTAAATTAAGGATTTGTGGAGTTTGTGTGTTTAAAATTGTAAACGCAATAGTAACATCCATACTGTTTTCATCCAGATTAAGTTCAACTATAACATCATCCAAATTGACTCTTGGTTCAAAATTTTCTATGGCTGTTCTAATTGTTTTTTCAACAACAGATGCAGTCATTGGAGATGCTGGTTCAAACAGTAAAGCATTTACTTGAGTTCCCAGTTCTGGATGGAATGGACGCTCATAGTTGATTGTCAGTATTAAATTTTTAACAGCAGTTTTTACTGCTTGTTCATCATATCGTTTAACTAAATCTGCTGGATTTGAATATTTAAACTGTTGGGTAGTAAATGCAGCATTCGCATTTTTATACAATTTTAAATGGGTTGAGTCAACTGTTTCCTTTACTTTTCCAATAAAGGTATTTCCAACAAAAAGATTTCTATGCAACATATCATATGTTTGGAAAGATGTATTTGTTCCAACAACAATATCGCTAGTTGTTGTGGTTGTTATCGACCCAATACCATCATTCTTTGTCGAATAAATCGGCGAAGGAATGAAGTTAAAATCTAAATCAGAGAATGTTCTTGTATTTCGTGCCATATCTATTATTTAGTCTATCCAATGAAGGAATTTTGAGATCCTTCGGCTATTGTATCTCCACAGGCAAGATCGTCTCCGATTCGAGCCACCTTTTTGCCCTCAAAATAGAAAGTTGAGGAAGAAGATGATACCTTTCTAGCCGATGGCGCATGGGTGGTTAATCCGCAGGTATGTGCCTGATATTGGGTGTGCCCAAGCAACTGAATTGCCTTACCATTAAAGAAAGACTTAGTTGTGTATGGTCCAACAGCTGGAGTTGGCGGAAAACATCCATGTCCTGTTGATTGTTGGGCTTCTAACGATATGGCTGGCATTATCTACTCTGTGTTAGGGTTACTAATTGTTTTAACAGGGTTTGTCCCGTTGTCCAGTTTAAATCTTTAATATTGATTGTATAACTCTTAGAAGAAACAACCACATTTGGAAACAATGGGTCGTATGCTTCAGCAAGATAGTTTTTAATAACATTTCTACTAGTGTCAGCTTTAAATGATAAAACTTCATCAACTTCTGAATTAATAACTTTGTCCCATGCGCCAGTAGTTGAATCTGTTACTACAGTTTTTATCTGATCTGTAAAGGTTTTATATTTAATTGTATCATTAAACACACGAGTAAAATATCCTGAAACAATTCCTGGATCTCCAGCAGTCAAAGAAACTGTAGGAACAGCTCCTTCTTGGGGTATAATTCTAACATTATACCGAGTCTCTTCACCTGCTTCTGTTGGTGGATCTGCTAACGGATCTGCCTCAGCTCCTGGAACAATGTATGTAATTGAATAATTAAATGACTGAAATTCAACATGAGTTCCAAGTAAAGTTTCAGTAGGTGCCCAAGCCATATTAAACCTTACTTGGTCTGAATATACCGATAATACCACCTCTGGAAGAATTCCAACCTGATGGCCAACTATTCGTCACATCCCCATCATTTGGATTATTCCCACCTTTAGATGGAGATTGATTACCACCAACAAAACTTAATTTGCCATTTGTGTTTTTATACACAAAATTAACATGGCTGTAATTCCAAAGAACAATATCTCCTGGCTCAGCATCTTCAATATTAACTTTTGTCGCACCCCATTTTTCTGGATTTGCTGCGATTGCTTTTGCTGAAGCAGTCTGAACATATCTGTATCCACATTGTTTTAATGTCCAATTAACAAATCCCATACACCAAGCAGTTTGATCTGATAACCACATACCCTGTTTTGGATATCCCAAGTCAGCCCAAATACGAGTGATATTAATATTACTTTCTGCTCCAGCTTGACCTGTTTCTCTCCAGTAATTTGTTTGAGCAGTAGCCTGTAGTTGTTTCTCTAAGAAAGCAGCAATATCGCTTGTGTTACCACCAGCAATTAAACTCTTACCTTGTCCATCATCTTTTGGAGTTCCAGCATAATTTGGTTTTACTCCATCTGCTGCAGCTTCTTTGTTAAGATACTTGTCTGGATTAGCAACATAATCTGCAACCAGTGCTTCGTTTTCTTCAGCAATGGCATACTTTAATTGTATAGGAGGGGATGGTCTTACTGGAGTTGTTAAGTGTTGAAATTGATCAAGTTTAGCATCGGCGAGTTCTGGAGGAGATAACTCTATTAATACTTGTTCTATTGTTGGAGCAGCTGCAGCACTTCCTTCTTGACCATGGAACTCAGCACCATCAACATTAATATTTCCGCCAGCTTTTAAATTATTTACACCAGCAGCATCGATGTAGGTTGTTTGTCCCTTTAATACTGCATCGGTAGCAGCGATTGCGGCAAAAGCAGTTCCAGCAGAAATTACTGTTGAGTTGGTTGATTCTATTGAAATATCGGATTTAGATTTTATATTTAAATTCCCACCAGCTTGCATGTTTATATCACCACCAACTGCGAAATCTAAATCTCCAGCAATTCCAACATTAGCATTATTGTTTATATTGATATTAGTTTCGCCATCAATTTGAATATCCGCATTTCCTTGAACTAAAATATTTACAGAATTACCAACTGTTAAGTTGCATTTACCTGTAATAAAAATAGCACCATTCCTATCAATGATTGTGTATCCGTCGCCAACAATTCTATTTACTTGTGTTCCATTGCCATCGATATCTAACGATGTTCCAGTTCTATGATAAAGACTTATATTTTCATTGTTTGGCGTATCGTCAAATACAAGTAAATGACCAGATTCTGATTCATAAACTTTGTTATATGGATACATTCCACCGAATGGCGCAAGAGGTTGATTCCAAGAATCAGCACCATTCGCTGCAGGAATATCTTTTGCTCGCAAAGAATCTTTAAACTCAATTGCTGTTTCTTTTAACACACCACGAGCAAGTCTATTTGTGTCTGGCTCATCTAATAAATTTCTAAGTGGGTATTTTCCCTTTGGGTCACTAAATCCAATAATAGAATTAGAAGTACGATCTTCCAATAATGCGACTTGTTTCGCTGGAGGTAAATCTTTTACCTCATCTTTGGTATAAGTTACTGTCTCATCGGCAGCAGGTTTATTTGTTGGGCTTACAGCAACATCTGCTCCAAGAAAATATTCATAATATTTTTCTTTTTTCTTGTAGCCTGTTCCGTTAGCATCAGCACCAGTTCGTTTTAATGCTGCAGTAAAATATGATGGATCGTTTTGATCCGCTCTAACATTAAGTGAATAGAATGCAGCAGTCGCTAAAGCTGCAACTTTTGGATCTGTAATTAATGAGTCTGGATTGTTGACAATATCAACTACGATACCTTTACTAGTTAAAAATTTCTGTAGCTGTTGATACAGCGATTTACCAGTAATTTGATTAAATCCACGACCATAATATTTTGCTCCATCTTCAGAATCTTTGTGTCCTAACAAAGAACCATTGCCAGCTGGCGAATATATTTTTCTAAAGAAATCTGCCTTTGTTCCTTGCCATTTAGTATATGGTTGTGCTTCAGTAGCACCACCTGGGAAAGATTTTCTAAAAATTTTTGCCAGAGAATCTGCATTACTGTAGTAAGAACCCTCTTCTATTGCCAGCCAACCAGACTCGCCACCACAAATACCAAGAATGGCACATTTCGCATATTTGCTTGTTAAACCAACTTGGTCACAAGCATTAATTAAGTGTTGAATATTCTCTTTGGCAGCTTGTGGGTTTGGTGTAGATTTTGGTGGTGGTGTTGTTGTTATATCAGCAGTTAATACTTTATCTGCTGGTTTGTTTGGCGTTTTCTGTTCTGTTAAATTTGGTAAATTAGTTTGTGACGCAGGAGTTGTTCCTGTTCTAGTTGCCTCAGTATTACCAATTTGAACAGGAGTGCCATCACCAGAAACAATTGGTTGACCTGATGAATCTGTTAGTATACCACCATCAGTAACTATAACCTGATCGTCTGATTCTTCAACAGCGATTTCTGCTGCTTTACTCTGTGGTATTCCAGGTAATGTTCCAAGCATTAATGGTTGCTGTTGTTCGTCATCTGTGAACATAATAACAACCCATGTTCCATTGACAGGTCCAACTGGAGTCCAACCAATACCATTCATTGATGCTGATGTAACAGGTGCCATTGGGTGAGCCCATGGCAAATCTTTAGTTGGTAGAATTGCTTTGTTTTCTGTATGTAATCCAACAATCCGAACTTGGCAACGACCAATCTTCAGCGGATCTTCTCTATTTTCTACACAACCAGTATATAATCTCATTCTCGTTTACCTGTCTTCAAATCAAATATTAATGAATCCTTGATCAATTCCATATAGCACTCATGTTTTTCTCTATCGACAACATGATTGATTGCAGCAATCAAATAATTTCCACTATGCATTGTATCAATAACTTCTTCTGTCGTATCAGTAGATCTAGTTGGTGCTGGTGTATAAGCTGTTAAATATACTTTTTGACCAACTGTATAATCGCTTCTTCCCTTTACCTTAATACTAACTTTAAACGACTCAGCCTGTTTCATTCTTGATATACGATCTTGTTCCATTTTAAA